CGGCAGCACTGTTGTCGGCTGTTGGTGCGCCACCAGCTTCCCAGCACCAGCCAACAAAGTCATCGCCAGAAGAATTTGTTTGCTGCCAATCGCTATTAGCTGCACCAACACTAAACCCATCTCCATCTATTGATGTAAGAGAACCGTAATATCCCGGGTCATAATTAGTTTCAGGAGCAGTCATACTACTTGCTAATTTTCTTAAATAGCCACCTGTCGAACCTCTAACTGAATCAGAAAGAACATGGTGAGTGCCACTTGATTTATCCCTATTTTTTACCCATACAAAATCAGGTTGGAAACCTATACCAGATATAGCTTGGTTCCCACCATTTCCAGTATAGGTAACAGTATTGAACCCCTCAGAAACCACATCATCTTTGAAAGTAAGGTGAAAACCATTGGTTCCAAAAGTCAGACCCGATGTATCTTTTGGTATCCAGATGCCGTCTTTAGTCTCACCAAAGCTGGCGGGTGTCAGGGCGGCTCCATCAATAAAGTTTACTTCTGCTATATAACCATCATAATATGCGCTACCAATCCCAGAGCCAATTCGATGGTCTACTGCGGCATTGGTCCTAGTATCAGCATTTTGAGTGGGGTAAGTAGATATTGAAAAGTCTGTTAATTGAGTTCCGTTTACATAAAACTTTACTCTGTTTGCAGCAGTACCTTGAGCCGTATCAACAGCAAGCACAACATGATACCACGCAGATGGGTCACGCAGCAGCGCAGTTGCCCTAACTTGATAAACAAATACTGAACCATTCCAGTAAGCATATTCAAATTGGTCTGTAGAACTATTACTAATTTTTATAAGTTCAGGTGCGCTTGAAGTACCTACACCTAAAAGATAGCCATCTAAATCTAATGTTGATTTTTTAGCCCATGCGCTAAAAGTCCATAATCTTTGGTTGCCAGCAGACGCAGGGGTTCTGGTTAGGGCTGATGATTTGTTTTGGTCAAACTTCAACGACTGGTCAAGCAGATGCTTGTAAAAGCCTGTGCTTACTTCGCCTGAACCTGCTGCTTGAATTATACTCATGGTTTAGTCCTAAGTTAAGATAGCCGTAGCACCTACAAGAATTGTATTATTCCCACTAGCCGCAGTTACATAATATGTCACAAAATATGTGCCTGTTGCACTCAGCGCAGTTAAGATATCTGCGTTAATAGCTACATCTGCATGTGCGCTAACTGTATGATTACCACCATTCACAAACTTAATAGAGCCTGATTGACCAGCAGCTTTATTTGTGAAGGTCATCGTGACACTTCCTGCGGTTGTCGTAGTGAAATTATTCCCCACTTCCAAATCATAAGTCGCATCGTTTTCAGCAGTTATTGTACTGCCTATTGCCCTGCCAACTACTGTAACATCATCACTCACCGTTAAAATTGTTGTGCCTGTTGCAATTGAGGCAACGGTAGCATCTGCATCATTTTTAATAGTAACATCTGATGTAGAGCCTTGACCTGTAAGAATTAAACCCTCTGCCGCAGTAAAGCCAATCGCTGCATCATCCCCCGCAGCAGTATCTCCTGCGGCTTGTAATGTCCCTGCCGCAACAATATCGGCGGCGGCATTAAATGTACCAGCTATAGATAAATCAGTAAGGGCATCAACTACTGCCGCGCCACTTCCTGCACCATCCAAATAGACCATAGATACCTGACCATTTGGTATGGTTACATTGGCTCCAGACCCCTGACTTATAATAATACTATAAGGTCCAGAACTGCCACTATCTGTGGTAGCATTCTCAATTATATGAACTCTGCTATTAGTATTAGGACCAATAGTAATTGTACAGTTAGAGTCTAAAGCACCTGTATACTTAATATACATAGCTCTAGCTGGATCTGTAGATCCATCAGCCACTGTGCTTGTATGAGTGTCAGCATTTGTAGTTATGGCTTCTGTGCCAAAACTTAAAGCCTCGCCAATAAGTTCAAGGTTTGTATTAGTTGTTGTTCCCCAAGTACCAGAACCATCGCCAGTACCTAGCTCATTAAGTCTTAAATCATTTACATAGGTGCTTGCCATTTTTCTGTCCTTATGCCGCTATATCTGTCCAGTTTGGTGTCTGTGACACTGTTACACCAGCCCAGTTTGGTGTCTGTGATGGGATAATTGGTCTGTAAAGTATTTCTTCTCCCACCGCACCTGTTGCCGAAACCCCTGTTGGAAACACGCCTATTGACTGAATAGGAGCTACTGTTCCTGTTCCTAATGTAGCAGTTATAGAATTACCTGTAACCGCGAAAGTTGCTGCGCCTGTTTCGGTAGTGTTTCCTAACGCACTTGTTCCAGCAGACCCAGTGACTGCAAAAGCCGCTGCCCCTGATACACTAACAGTTCCTACCGCACCTGTTCCCGCCACCCCTGTTACAGGGATTTCTAAAACATTTTGTACAGTAGGGGTTCCTAATGCGGTAGTTCCAACAACTCCTGTTACAGCAAGTGGAACACTTTGGTTCCACGCACCCTCACCCCAAGTTCCTCTACCCCATCCTGTTAACGACATAAGCTACCTCATCAGGCTATTCGTATAATGGCGTTACTCGCATCTGCCGTAGGGAACTGAACTGTAAATGTCCCAGAAGTAGATGTCTTGTTAGAACTAAAATCTAGTACAGCTACAGCTTTGTCACTGTTAGTGTCGTTGTATATCAACGCACCCATTGCAGTAATTGTAGCTGTGGTAAAGCTGATGTCTGCAAAATCAGTCAAAGCTGTAGTGCCAGAGGTGGTTGGAGCAACTTTAGTAAGAGTACCACCACCAGCCGCGTAAGAGCCGCTGTTAGCTACCTCACCCGTGGTAGTATAAGCCGTGGTTGTTGCACCAAGAGTAGCTGTAGTGCCAGATTTGCCGCCCCCGCCCTCTGCGTACAGAGCTATCTTAAAAGCATTACCATTTGTTGCGAAATTGTGTGTTCCTAGCATCAACTCTTTTTTAAATGCTGTACACATTGCTTGTGCGATTGCCATTATAATCTCCCAATAGCTTTTGCTAATTCAATTTGTCCAGCCTCACGGACCTTGGAGCAAATACTAGCACGTTCTTCCTTTCTAGCCAACTCTATATAATATTGTGCTAGATTTCTTACTCTATCCCTAAAAGCTTCAGCTTGAAGACGAATAGGCTCTGGAGCATCATCAGATATGTATATCAACTTATTCGCCAACATATCTGCTATTTGATCGTTAGATAAACCACCGTTTTCGGAGGTCACTATGTTAACGGCTCCCACACTTCCTGAACCTAAATCAAACATGATCGTGTCTCCCAAAAATGACCGGGTTACTCTCCACTGGCTCTGGTGGTTCTATCTCCGATTGTCTACTAATCAACAAACTTCCGTTTTGAACAGTCTGTACCAAAGGGTCATCAAGACGATGATACCCATATAACTTCTCATTATCAGGTACATTTGTGTCTAAAAGAGTGGATTTGTGTGCAACTTCAATCTTAATACCCTTTGAGACAGCTATGGCACACCAAAACTCAACGCACGCACGGCCTGACTCTGCCATACTTACATTTTTATATGTATAATCAATTCCATACAAACATATTTTAGTAGCCTTAGACCAAATAGCATAAGCAACCGCATAAGCAACCGTGTTATTGAAATAACAGAAGCCTAATTCCGTAGCCACTTCCTTTAATGGAAAGAGTTCTAGTTGTTTTACACGTTTATCTAACTGACAAGTAACTATAGGCTTTTTGTTTTCTTTTAAGAACCTTCTAGCAACCCCTGTTTGTGAACCAGCGTTTTCCGTGTCAAGAAAACGTGATACTGGGTCCATCATAAACGTCTTATCAACGTGTATAATGGCTCCAATACAGTTTATACCCCAAACTTCATCAAATTCTTGTGAGGCGACTCGAGCAGAGATGTAATCAGAATAGCTGCCCCCCAGCCCAACAATGGCAACATTCATGTTCTCTCTCGACTAACTAGACCATTTCTGTATGCGTCTGCGTTCTCGCGTGCTTCTCCGTAATCTTTCATCCTAATTAGAGACTCTGAAAATCTGTCATTATACATCTTCAACACATCAGCCTCACCCTTCATAAAGGTATATGCCTCTATAAGACTGCCATATAAGATGGCATTAGGGGCATTTTCACTAACCCATGTTAACGTGGTATCAGCAGAAATTGACACTACTATTCCAGTAGCCCCGCTAGTGCCACCTGTTACTGTCTCGCCTACAGTAAATGTTCCGGTAGGAATTATAATAACAAATTCTGTGACTGAAGTGATTGAGTTAATAGTTGTGCTCTCTGCACTTGTTGCACCAGTAATTGTTTCATTAGACACAAAAGTGCCTGTAACATTGTTAACGGTTAAATTAACTTTACTCGCAGTAAGGCTGACAGGGCGATAATAGTAATGAAGTTCTGAGTCAAATGCAGCGTTTGGTGTAGGTGCTAATATGAAAGTATTAACATCGTACAAGCCATAATACTTGGGTACTCCGGTGGTCGCGGGATTTGGATTGTATTCTTGAATAAAATTAAC